AAAGTCGGACTCGGTGACACCACCAAATCTAAGATATGGTTTCATGCCATCATATTGTGATACGGACTTGGTTGAACCATACAAACTGGTAGTCTCAAACAAACAAGTATTCATATCATACTTTTTATTAAGTCTTTCACGGACTTCGTGTGAACAACAAATAGCAGCTAAGAGTTTGCCACCAAGGTAATTGAAACCAAATGGTTGTGCAGGCACAATAACGAAACCCATACCTGCCGCTTTGTTAAACGATTTAGTGGTCTCCGTTTCATTTGTAATCACACAGCCTAGTAACTCATTACGAGGCTTCATCATAATCGTTGGAGACCCAATCCGTATGAATCCGACCCACTTCTGAGTGTTCTTCTCTAAGATGGCCAATCTAACATTTCTGCCTGGACTTGAGATATTAATATGAGAAGAAATGATATCAAGGTATTGTTGCCATCTATCAGCATCCAAATCGACAATCTCAAAATCCATATCTTTTGGATGCATAGTAAAATCTGAGAACAAGTCTTCTTCTGGTCCCATGCCAGGCAAAGCAAAGGGCATTTCAGCCAAAGCGTTTAACTTTTGGTCTCGCATATATTCATCAATGCGATTGAAATCACCAAAGTAATCTTCAAATACTTTGGCGCAATGTAACGCTTGTTCTCGGTTTAAACTCATTCGAAATCAAAATCCATAGTTTGTTGTGTCATTAAGGCATGTTTGCCTAATTCATAAAGTCCAACCGCACAATAAAAATCTTTAGCGCAGGTTGTAATAATGACTTCATTATCTACATCCAAGGATGAAATTACAAACTCTGTAATCTGACCAGATTTTACCATATCACGGAAACTATCAACAATTTCCAATAAATCTTTTTGATAGTTTTCAGCTTGTTTTTGTTCCTGTGTTACTAAACCAATTACTTTTTTATCACTCATACTTTTAATCCCTCAAAGTTACGATTTTTAAATTTACTTTCACGATTACCAAAACTGTTCAATGGTTTATCGGGAATATCCTGTCCAGAATCAATCAAATCTGCCTGTGCTGATTGTTCAGCATCATACAGTCTCATCTTAGAACGGTCAATACCAACAACAAAGCGCTTGTAATCATTCGGGTCACCATAACGATTCTTCAATTGTTTGACCAAGATTTGATTCAAAGCTTCTAGTTCTTCATTACTTACGAGAGCAAACATAAAGTCAGCAGTTGCAGGCAGACCAAATGATTCTGAAGTGTCTTCTAGGCCAACATCAGAGTTTGAATAACCACTACGAGTTGTTTGTGTTGCTGAAACCACAGGAACATTATGTTCTACTGCCAGACCACGGAGTTCTTCTGCAATAGATTTGATGTAGGTATAACTGTTGACATTACCGCCTGGCTTAATACGAGCAGAGGCACAAATGTTTAGATAATCAATAAAGATAATATCAGGTTTAAATGTTTTCTTCAAAGCCAAATCATTCAACAAAGCACGAAAATGTAATGCACTTGCTGATGCTGTTGGATATTCTTTGATGATTAACTTACCATTTGTTTTGTTTTTAAGAACAGAAAACTTTCTTTCATAATCTTCTTTACCAATTGTTCTCAATTCATCCATGGTGAGATTTAATTGATTAGCATCGATACGCTCAGCGATTCGTTCTTCTGCCATTTCCATTGTGATGTAAAGGACATTCAAGCCTTGACTGATAGCCGCAGCTGCACAATGACACATGAACAATGATTTACCAACACCAGTGCCAGCAAGAGCAATGTTTAGTGTCTTGTTTGGCAGACCGCCTTTTGTAATCTTGTTAAAGATATCAAGGTCAAATCTAACTCTGGTTTCTACTTGATGATAGAAGTCATATCGTGAATCATAATCTTGGATATAATCGTGACCCACATTGTTATCGAATGAAACACCAAGTGCATCACTCAACAGTTTAGGTATTTCACCTTTTGATTTCTTTGAATTTCTATCATCCAAAATGCCAACAGATTCCATAATGGCATTGTAGATTGCTTTGTCTTGGCAAAACTTTTCTGTTTGGTCAACCAACCAGTTTGTTTCAGCCTTTTCTTCTTTGTCTTGGTGAACCTCATTAAGTAAATCGATGGCATCTTTTAAGGTTGCATCGGTGAGGTCTTTCTTCTCTGTAAAGTTGATTACAAGAGCCTCATGTGTTGGAGGCGTCTTGTATTTTTGAATGAAGTCAAAGACTTCTTTGAATACTACTTTTTCTGTGTTGTCCGAAAAATAATCTGAACGAATAAAGGGCAATACTTTTCTTGTATAATCCTCATTGTAGATTAAATTTTTGAGTATTGTCTTTTCCAGTCTGTTCATTTTCTGCCTTATTCATTAATATAATAGATAACAATTCACCCATAATGGTATGCAATTTTTCATCTTTTGTCAAGTCATCTATGTCGTATTTACCTGGATGGACAATTGTATAACCAAATTGTAATCTTGCACCTTCGCCTTCTTCAACAACTCTTGCTTTATTGTAATGGAAAACAACATCCAAATACTCCGGCATCAACAGACAAATGCCTGTAATGTCGGAGTTATTGAAGTCAATAAAGGAGTAATCTACACCTTCTTTAAGCATCTTCGGCTTCTTCTTCCAGAACAGGATTTTCTCCCATAATGTTTCCATAAGCAATTCCATATTTTTGATTTACAAAATCTTTAAATGCTGGGTCTTTAAGTAGTGATGCCCAAAACTCATCTGTTTGAGTAGCATCAAATCTTACTTTGTCACCAATCTCACCAGTCTTCTGGTCGACCTTTGCATACCAGCCAGGACTTGGCTTAGATACAAACTTACCTTCAATCGCAATATCGACAAGGCCAGAATACTTTTGAATTCCACCATCGAAAGATACAGCAATAGGGATTTTAGATTTCTCTTTAACATACCGTGATTTCTCCACATTGATAATAAAATTGTAACCCACAATCTCGGTGCCATCTTTTTCTTGTTGACGGCCAAGGATGTAAATGTTATCTGCTGAGTAATAAGAACCTGTGCCACCACCAACGATATCTTTAGGGAACATTCCAATTTCTTTGTATGTGTGATTCACTACAACCATTGGAATATCTTTTAAGTTGAGGTGAGGTGTTACCATTCTAAACAATGATTTAACTTGTTTAGCACGGCTCATATCTGCAACAGATTTACCTTCAAGTGCATCTTCTACTTCTTTCTTAGATGCTAGATTACCAATACTATCTAATATAATGATGAGTTTATCACCACGATTCACTTCTTGAAGCTGTTGCATTATATCGAACTTCAACTGCTCAATGTCAGTCAAAGGTGTGTGTAGAACTCTGTCCATATCAATCTGAAATGTTTCAAAGTATTTGACAGGTGTTCCGAATTCTGAATCATAGAACAATAATACCGCTTCAGGGTATTTGTCCATGTAAGCTTTTGCCATCAATAAACTGAAAGCAGTCTTAAAATGTTTTGATGGTCCTGCCCACATAGTAAGACCAGGAATAATACCGCCATCTAATTTACCGCTCAATGCCACATTAATCATTGGCACATCAGTTGGTACCATATCTTTTTCAGTAAAGAACTTTGATTTGGATAGAATCGCACTATCTTTAATCGTTGTATTCTTTTTTAATTTATCAAGTAAACTCATTTTAAAAAGTACCTCCATCCATTTTGGTTATCTTATTTTTAGGTATATGTTCCATGCCTTCTCCTTCATCTACAAAGAAGGATTCTAAACTAGGACCACTGCTCGTGTCAAGCGTTTTCTTCTTCTTTGCCTTTCTGATTTTGATTTCAGGTTCAGGCAATTTAGTGTTTCGTAGTGTTTGTTGTGCTGCTATGAGTAGAAGAATGGCAAGAGGGTCAAACACCACGATGATTATTACAATAACAGTTCTTACTGCTTTATCTATAAATGATGGGTCGTCTTTAGAGTAGAATAGCTCGGCGATATACTTAATAGGACCAATCTCTGCCGCTAACTTGTTTTCTTCTGCCAATAAAGGCAACTTTTCATTTGATATTCGTTTTAGTTCTGCTTGTGTTTCTTGAATTTGCCTATCAATTTTATTTGATGCAGTTGCCGGGTCACCTGCTCTTTGTAACAAATAAGTCAATCTCTCTTTAGCAATCTTTTCTTGTGTCTCTAGTGTTTTTAATTGAACTGTATTTGCACCAAGAGTTACATTTGATTCAAGGTGTGCCTTTGACAAGTAACCAAAAATACCC